GCTCACGTTGCCGGCGAACACGCCCTTGCTGCTGAGGTAGATGCACGGCGATGCTGATCCCCGGATGTTCACGCGCATCGAGTCGTAGGGCGCGATGCACGCGCGGCCCACGGTCCGCTCTCGGCAGCCGATCTTGGTGTCGAACGTGCGCTCGACGAGCGGGTCGTAGCGCATGCCGGCCGATTCGCAGGCCGCTCGCACGCGTTGGGACACGGCCATTGTCTCCTCGCGCTCGTCCTGCATGGACTCGCCTGGGAAGGCGGCGGTCTCCTGGAGGTGGACGAGCTGGAAGAGGTTGAAGCGGTGATCGGCGAGCCGCACCACGAGCTGCTCCAGCTCGTCGGCGTTCCTGTGCATCAGCACGCAGCGGCATGCCAGCGTCAGCCGCTGTGCGTTCACCCAGAAGTTGGCCGCCCCGCGGAGGCCCGCCCACAGCACGTCCCATGACGCACCGCGACGAATCCACTCATAGGTCTCCCGCGAGCCGCCCTCGATGGACACGACGATGGTGGCCCCGGCCGGATTCGTCTGGATGGCCTGGAGGCATCCAGCGGACAGATCAGCCAGCTTGCTGCCGTTTGTCGCGTCGAGCCTGAGATAGAGTCCATAGATGGCAGCCGCGCCGCACACCCTGCCGAAGTCACTGTGCAGCGTGGGCTCGCCGAGCGAGTGTGGGCGGAACTCGACCGCGCCCGCGTCCGCGGCCTGACGGATGATGTCGATGATCCGATCGATCGGCATCTCTTTCGGCTGGAGCGTCTCAAATCTCTCGAGGTTGGGGCACATCCTGCACCTCAGGTTGCAGCCCTGGCCGATCATGGCACAGACACGTTTGAGTTTGGGTTCCATCAGCAGACCTCGTAGATGCAAATGATGTTGGCGCGATCCTCGGTGTCGTCCTCTTGCCGCCAGCGGTCCACGTGTAGGTCGACGATGCGAATGCGGCCGCCGAAATAGGATGGGCTGGTGAGCATCCTGAACTGCCGCTCGTGGAAGCACCGCACGTGCGTCGGCTCGCTCCACGCGCCCATGCTGTTGACGTGGGGGACGCTGATCGTGATGTGCGCCCCAGGCCGGCAGACGCGGATCATCTCCTCGAGCACGAACATGAGATCGTCGCTGGCCAGGTGCTCGAGTACCTGGTTGCAGCGGATCTCGTCGACCGTGTTGTCGGTGAACGGCAGGCCGCGGCGGAGGTCCCGCAGGAGGTCAGGCTTGACCTCGGGTCGGCAGTCGATGCCGATCCAGCCGGGTTCCTTCTTCAGACCGCAGCCGATGTCGAGTTTCATGCTGAACTCCTTTCCGCATAACAGGCCCACCATTCCCAGGCCTCCCCAAAACACCGCGGATTGGTTTGTTGCTCTCGGATTACGAATCCTTCTCGCTCGATCCACGCGGAGATGAGGTCCGCGCCAAGCCCCCACAGCCAGCACATGTAGTTGTAGCTTTGCGGGAAGTAGAAGATGAGTTGACTCGGACGCCCCTCCAGCGTGGGGCGCAACCTGTCCTGTGTCTCCTGGTCTTTCACCGTCTGCAGAAAGATCGCATGCATCGGCGGCGCGATGCCGGGAACGAGCACGGGCTGGGCCACGCAGACGCGGTCCACGCATGCCAGGCAACGTCGCAACGTGCGCAACGGCCCCAACTGATATAGGAGCACGTCGAACATCAACCCGAGGTCCGCGTGCAAGCCGGTCAGATCGTCCTCCTCGAAGTTCCTGCTCATGGCGGGAACGTCGAACTGTGACCGGTCAATCTGCGACGGATCGCAGTCGATGATCGTCACCTCGGGGCAACCGAGATTTTGGCAGTACTGCGCGTAAGACGCTTGCTTGCCGCCGCCGAAGTCGAGCACGGACTTCGCAGGGAGCGCCGCATCGAGCACGGCCCGTTTGTCCACTTGCATGTGTAGTCCGGCCATACGCGTTAACTCCATGCGGGCGCTTCGCCATCGACCGCCCAGTGTTCGGTGATTTGTGCGAGGCGCGATTCGTTCTCGTTTGAAAGGCCTAAAAACTGTCTTTGAGGGATCTTCAAAATGCTGCCGACTGGCTTGAACACGCCGAGGTTGGCGAGCATCCAGCCGCGCTGCTTCGCGGTGACGGGCCACTCGCGGCCCTCTTGGTGGTAGACGCCATAGGGCACGTTCGTGCCGTAGCGCAGTGTGTCCGGGCTGGTCTCTCGGATCGCGTCGCCGCCAACCTCGCGGGGCAACAGACTGCGCATGAGCGTGCCGTCGTCTTGGAGCGCTTTGTGGTCGCGGCCGCGCTTGGGTTTCTTGCGGCGGCGGCCGTGGCGCTCGTCGCGCACGCCTTCGGTCACCGGCGAGAGCTTCACCCACGGCGAGCCATCGGGCGCTCGCTGCTCGCGGAAGTGGCCGATGGTGACCTTGCCCAAGTAATTGAAGATCGAGCGCACCAGCGACACGTCGCTGAACCCGTCCTGGATGCGCTTGCCCATGGCGCGGAGGTTGGCCATCGCGCCTTTGGGGTTGTATTCGAGGACGAGTGGCTCGGCCATTAGTGGCGATCCTCCGCTACGACGGTCTGCACGCGCACCACGGTCAAGACGAGGTTGCCGTGCACCTTGTGCTGTCCACTGAGGATTGGGCTCTGCTCGACGTTGAGGTCGTAGGCGTGCGGGATGGCGTTGGTCGTGTCCGGCGTCCAGAGCTGCTCGCGCAGCAGTTGACGGATGTAGACGATCACCTTCGGCGACTCGCTGTCCTTGACCGCGACGAGGACGTCGTCGTTATAGCGGACGTCCTCGCTCGCGTTGGTCTGGCCATCGCGGCCGTCGTCGCTGGGCACAACAAACGCCGCGGGGAATGCCACGGTCGGCGGGAAGTCCCAGCCGATGTCAACCCACTTGAAGAGCGGGTCGCCGTCCGGGCCTTCCATGCGTTGCAGGTGCTCGACGAGTGCGTCGAGGATGTCGCCGTGGATGGATGTGTAGGTGGTGGCCATTAGCGTTCGTAGTGGTCGCCGAGGTTGATGACTTTGAATGCGAACCCGTCGCTGGCCGCGCCGATCTCGACGCCGTCGCTGTCGAGCAGCTCGACGGTCTCCAGCTCGATGACGCGGTTGTATTTGCGCAGGTCGTCGTGCTCCAGCTCACTGCCCTTGTACCAGCCGAGGTCGGACATGATCCAGAAGAAGCTGATGTCGAGCTGGAACTCCTTGCCGCGGACCCACGTGTCGGTCTGGGCTTTGGTCAGGCCGCGCTTGTGGAGCGCGGCGATGATGGTGTTGTACGCGGCCTCGTTGCGGTCGCTGACCACGGAGGCCTGCGCCTCGGTCAATTCGCTGTGCATGACCGATTCGAGGCGAGCGAGCAGTTGGGTGTCTGTGGCGAACATGGGCGTCTCGCGGGTAAAGGCCGAGGGGCGGGGCGTGAGTGACCACGGGAGGCAATCGCGGTCGGCCCCACCCCTCAGCGTCAGGGGGTCATGCCGTGGCGCAACGCCGGAACTGGTTGGCCTCGGAGATGGCGCCGCCGTAGCGACCCCAGCCCGCGGCCAGTTCCGCATAGGCCAGGATGTCGAAGTCGGTCAGCACGGTCAGATCTTGGCGATTGCCGCCCTTCGCCTTGGACTTCGGGATGCAGACGTAGTAAGCGCTCGCGCTGGTGAGGTGGGTCGTGAACACAGGCTGGACGTTATAGGCAACCTGCGTCGCGTTGTTGGCGTTGGGGAGCGTGTAGCTCGCGCCCAGGACGCGCACGATGCGCGGCATCAGTAGGAGCGGCGCGACGATCTGGAACTGGCTGCGCTGCGTGACGCCCTGCCCCGCTTCGGTCAGGGCCGTGATGATCTCGCCGCACGCGGTGTTGATCGTCTGCACGTCGCGCTCCAGTTGATAGAGCGGGTTGGTCGCGGCCACGGCCGTGGCCTGCCAGGCCACGTTGATGCCCGCGGCGAGCGCGTCGATGAGGGCGTAGAAGGCGTCCGCCTTGGCGTCATACCACTTGTAGCGGAACTCCTTGGCGCGGTCCTCGATGGCCCACCAGTCCTGGTCGTCGAACCAGGTCTTGTCCCATTCGAGCGCGGCGCCGTAGCGGTCGAAGGACACGCTGACCTCCGTGCCAGTGACCTTGTACACCTTGGCCTTGGCGCCTGCCTTGACCGCGGCGAACGTGAGGCCAGAGGACGTGTCGCGGATTTTGAACCCGTCCTTGGCGGTCTGGGTGAAGTCGCGGATGTCGAAGATCTGCTCGTAGCCGGTGTCGATCTCGTCGTCGCTGGGACGGAACGTGGCGATCGCTTCCTTGACGTTGGCGGGGAAGTCGGAGGTGGTCGCGAGTTCCTGGACTTTGCGCACCAACTCCTGCACCTGCCCGCCGATGCGGTTGTGCACCGAACTGGGCGTGCGCATGAAGTGGTTGATCGCGCCGACGAAGTTGGCCTGGCCCTGCTTCGAGTCCAGGTCGATCTTGCTGAAGTCTTTGAACACGGTGCTCATGGGTTGCTCCTGAATTGGGTCATGGGGATGGATCGGACGACGGACGGCGGACTCAGGCTCAGGTCGTTTCGGCCGTGCCCTCGCTGAGGTTGCCGTCGAACTCGATCTCGATGGTGGTCGTGGACGAGCCGGCAGCCTCGGTGGCGAAGCCACACTTGTAGTAGCCGGCCACACCGACGTTGCTGACCGCGCCGTCGCTCGTGTCCACGTAGACGATGTCGCCGCGGGCGATGGTCACGCCGGTTTTCTTGGCCACCACGATTTTGGGGGCGTAGGTGACGATGACGCCGCTCGCGGACGCAGCGATGTCTTCGACGACGATGCCGAGCTGATTCTCTTCGGCAACCACGTCGCCGGCGCTCACCGCGGCCAGGCCGTTGGCGTAGTCGCGGGTGTTGCAGTCGCGGAGGGGGGATCTGAGGTCAAGACCCATGATTCGATTCTCCTGCTGAATGAGTGATGTTGACTATGTGGATCGGCACGAGGCCGTTGTTGTCGAGGCCTATTAGGGGATCAAGGGGTTGGTGCCCGCGTCCATGTTGCCGGCCTTGGGCTCGGCGTTGGCGTCGGTCGGCGCGGGCCGCGGGTTGGCCGCCGCGGGCGACTCGGTTGCGCCGTTGTCCACCTGCTGTGCGGCGAACGACACGCCCAGCTTGGTCAGGCTGTCCAGCTCGCCCTTGACGGCCGTGTCCACGAGCACTTGCTTGGCCAGCGCGTCCCCAGCTTTGCCGAGGGCATCATGGTCGAGATTGAGGCGGTCCTGGAGGTAGGCGACCTTGGGCTTCTCTGCGTCGGCGAGCAGCGGGCTGGCCGCGATGAGCTTGTTGGTCGCTTCGCGTTGCTGTTGCTGCCGGATGGGCGCAAGCTCTTGCTCGAGCGTCGTGGCCTTCTGCTCCGCGGCGGTGAGCTTGGGTTGGAGATCCTGCGTGACCGCGGCGGCCTGCTCATCGACCTCCGCCTTGACCGCATCCTTGACGATGGGCAGACCGAGCAGCTCTTCCTTGCTGAAGATTTGGTCGGGCGCGATGCCCTTGTCGGTCACCGCAGCCTTGATGTCGGACAGCTTGATTTCCTCGGGCATGGGTTCCTTACCTCCTGCTTCCAGTTCCTGAACGGTGGCGAGAATCGTGGCGTTGGGGAAGCCGGGCCGATGCTCTCGGCTCGACGCCAGCACCACGCCAGTGGCACGCTTGATGGACTGCACGAGCCACGAGCCGTGCGGGTCAACGTCGAAGTCGCATTCGGCCTCGATGCTGCACGTGTCCAGCTCGCGCTGGAGCACGCGGTCGCGGGCCGGGCCGGGGTAGAGATACGACACGACATAAGCCTTGAGCTTGTCGCCCACGCGCTTGGCGTAGCTGGCGATGACGCGGCCGATGCCGGGGCGGGTCGAGTTGTCCGCGTTGTGGCCGTCATAGACCTCCGCACCGCCCATGCCGTGGGCCGGGTTGAGCGCGGCGGCGAGTTCCTGGATGCGCTCGGGCGGCCAGATCTTGGTGACGTTGCCCCTGCCGAGGACGTTGCCGCCTGACGCACCGTCCTCGCCGACTTCGAGCACCGCGAAGCACGGGTGCTCGTCCGCGGCCTTGGCCGCGTGGTAGCCGGGCAGGCTCTTGAGGTCGATGCCGTCTGGCGCGTCGCTGAGTTCGGCAACGCGTCCGACGATGCGCACGGGTCGGGTTTGTTGTGTCATAAGACATTTCCTGGGATGGATTCCCATTCCGCAACTAGTCGCTTTCGTCCGGCCTTATCAAAGCCGGCGGCTTCGAGCTTAGCCTCGTCCTCACTGGCTAACCTCGCATAGTCCGCTTCCGCTTCCGGTATCCCGTAGCTCTGGAGTTGGTACTGGCGCATCTTGCATGCGCCAAGCGCAAGCTCCGTCGCTGCCTCTCTGGTCATGGATGTCTGGCTCATGGTTGCATGTAGGGTGCTGGTGCCAACAAATTGTGTGCCTAGTGATGGTTCTACGACTCGATCACGGCAAAGCCCACCGCTCGCCGCAACATGGCCTCGAACCCGGTGATGGTCGCTGCCAACGATGCCTCGGCAGGAGTCGGGCGAGCGCCGATCGCATCCGCAAGCGCCACAGGGGCGTCGGTGTAGCCGAGGGCGGCGCACGCCTGCTCGATCTCACCGCCTTGCTCGAGCCACGCCTGTAGCGCGGCGTATCCCGAGTTCGTGGCGAGGTCACCAACGTAGCCGTTCCGGTCGGTCAGAATCAGGCTCATAGCGTTGCGGCTCCCATCGCGTCGGCCAGGGCGTTGAGGTTTGCGAGCTTCTGCATTTTTGCGATCCGAAAACTTCCGAGGCCGCGGGCGTAGTAATACGAGTGCGTGTCCTCGTGATACACCACGGTGTGAGTCGTGTAGCCCTCGCGCTTAGCCTCGTCGAGCTTGCGCCGGAGCGAGGCCTTGTGCATCGTGATTTTTGGGTTGCGGCCGGCGAAGATCGTTTTGACCTCCACTGCATCCTTCTCGCGCAGGACGTCGAACGGCTCGTTATCGTTGAGCCGCCGGCCCTTGATAATGCCCTCGACATCGCTCTCCGTCTGCATGGCTCGCTTATGCTTTTCTTTCGTCATGGCGACGTGCGACGCCTTGGCGCGCTCGGTCCGCGACATCGGCTTCGTGAGACCCAGGATTGATTCTTTCCGCGTCTTGGGCTTGAAACCTTCGGGCGCGGCCTGGCCGGTGGCGAACGCCTTGTGGCCTTGGCCGCCCTTGAAGTCGCGGCGCACGTCGGACGGTCTGAACGTATAGCTCGCCTTGAGCGGCTTGCCAGTCTCCTCGTCGTAGTCGGCCAGCTCGATCGTGCGCTCCGCGTCGAAGTCGATCTCGCCTTCGTCCCAGACGAACAGCGGCTCGAGCACGCTCCGGCAGTTGACGTGCAGCGGCGGCGTGACCGACTCCAGCCGCGGATCGTCGATGGCGATCTTGGTCCCGTTGAGGAAGCGGCACACGTCCGACGTGCGGCTGTCGTCGATGGCCACGAAGATCACGCCGCGCACCAGCGGGTCGGCCTGGTAGGCGCGGCGGGCGCCCATGTTGCTGGCCCGCGTGTGCTCGGTCACCGCGATGCGCTGTAACTCGTAGGCCGTCTTCTCCTCGCCGAACACCTCCTCCAACCGAGACAGCACGCCGGGCGTCGTGTATTTGCCCGTGGCCTTGTCCCAGCCGGAATCGCGCAACGTGTAGCCCTTGGCCAGCCCCTCCTCGATCACGCCCCGCGCCCGCTGCACCACGTCGCGGTAGCGCTCGTCGGTCAGCTCGCCAGCCCACTCGCCGTAGTCGCGCACGACCTCCGAGTAGCCCACGAACTCCTGCACCTGGCCGCGCACTGTCCCCAGCCGGGGGCGGCTGGGCTCCATGCGCTTGAGGAATGCCCGGCGCTGGGGCGCGAACCGCTCGATACGGCTCTGGCCATAGCGGCGGCCGTCGCGGTCAGACGCGTCCAGCATGCGCTGCATCGCGGCGTTCCACTCGGCTTTGAAAGGCATTCGAAGATCGATTAGCATGATCTGTTTCTCACGGGGCGAGTCGAGCGACCACATGCGCTCGATGAACTCTCTCAACCATTTGCGCTGGCGCCGCTCGACGGCTCGGAGGGATCGGAAGTTCCGTTCGGCTCCTTCTTGTTGCTCGTGTCGGACGCTGGAAACTGCAGGGTTGTGGGGGACTCCGTCACGATATTCCTGTACCGCTCCGCTTCGGGGCTGGCGTTTTTTTTTTGCTCGGCATCCAGCTCCTCCAGCTCGGAGTCGACGTCGACGTCGGGAAGCTGCTCGAGGAACGTGCGCCGGGAGACCTCGCCGGCCTGCCTGGCAGGCAGCCATACTTTCTCCACCTCATCCATGTGGCGGCGAGATCGCCCGGTCACACTGGGCTTGATCAGTCCGGGCTGCAGTTGCTTGTTCAGACGCCGGTTCCGCAGTGCGATGGCCTTCTCAAATAAATCCTCATAGAAGCCGACCCAGCGGCTCTGCTGACTCGCGCTCTCGCTCTCGACCGGGTCGGCCATCGACTCCGCGGTCGAGCGGTTCGACATCACGTCCGCGAACCCGAGGTGATGGATCGACACGCCGGTAGCGCCAGAGATAATCTTAGCCAACGTCACGACCTGCTCCCGCAAAAGCTCCACCGTAATGCCGCTAGGGCCGTGCATCTGGAAGTCGGCCGACGACGCGAACGCGGTCCCGACCTTCCACTTGCTGGCCTGGATCTGTGCGAGGATCGTCTCGGCTTGGCTCTCGTCCTCGCACTTGAAGTATGGCGTCTGTTTGGCGAAGAGCTTGCTGATCGTGGCCCAGTCGCGCAGAGCCTTGTCCAGTTCCTCGACCTCGCGCAGCACGCCCGCAAGCGCGGGGTGGCCATCGAATGAGCCCGCCTCGTTGCCGAACGCGACGAACGCGATGTAGTCGCCGGGGATTGTGACCTTGCGCCCGCGGTCGGAGTCGTGCCACTCGACGCGGTCGATCTGCCGGCAGTCATCGATGCCGAGATCGTCTTTCGCGGCCACGATCTCATACTGGAGCGACAGCCAGGGGAGGTAGCGCACGCGCACTTGCTGAGTCTCGGGCTCCCACACGAGGCGGACGAGCACCTGCCCCTCGAACTGGGCTTGCCGTTCGAGGTCCTGTGCCGCGCCCTCGCTCAAATCGTTGTAGTCGAGCAGCGCCTGGAGGAACTCGCGCTCCGGATCAGCGTTGGC